CACAGGACATGTTTGAGTTGTGGGAATAGAACTCTCTAACATTACATTAGATGGATTCTTTTTGAGTTTATCCTTAACTCGACCTAAAATTCCGTGTTGGATTTTTCTTCCAAAATTGAATTTACGTTTAGATTTCTTACGTATCCAAGAATTTAACAATTCATCTTGGAAACAGATGATGTAATTTTTACTCAAAATAGAATTGAGTTTATTGACTACATCGTTTTTCTTATTGCTCTGGTGTTCAAAGATTCTCTTAATTCGGTTTAAGGTTTGCTTGTACTGGTTAGAACCCTTAACTTGACGAGATAATTTTCTCATCAATCCTTTAAGTTGTTCACTTTCT